TATCGCGGGCAGCTTCATCTCTGTCCCGTTGTGTTTCCGCCCGTTGTTTGGTCGCATCTATAATTGCTTTGGCTTCTGCCAAGTCATTCTTTGCTTGCGCTTGCTCGTTCTGGGAGGCTATACGTTGAGCTTCCAGAACCGCCGTGGTTTGGGCTTTCTCCTGATCCAGTTCAAGCCGTTTCTGATCCAAGGCTAGCTCACCAGCATCTTTCGAGGCTTTGCGTTCTTGGTCATTTGCTTTAAGTTCTAGTTCAGCTTGCTGCATCTGTACTAATGGGTCTTGGGCAATTTGTTGCGCCTGCTGCTGGGCTGCTTGTGCCTGCTTTTCTTGGCTAAGTTGTATAGCTGCTTTGGCCTGTAGCCCTGCAATAGAGTTCGCCAACACCGGATCAAACTCCTCACTCGGTGGTGGTAGTGCTGCCCCTAAGCTTGTCTCTATTTGCTGACGGTACAAGAAGGACATATGCTCTGCTAAGTGAGCCTGCATCGACCCCATAATCTGGTTAGCCATAGGGTTTTGCCCTATAAAAGCCGCCATCTGTGGGTCTTTTAGAAACGCTTCGTGGGTAGAAATATGTGCTTGGTGGTCTTGTATGATGAAAGCACTCAAAGGTACCCCTGTTAACACGTTCATATTCTCACTTACTGGGTCTATTGGTGCGGAATCTTCTTCAGTTGGCACTAATACATCCGCGTTCTTAATCCCTATGACCTCGATCATCTGACGATGAAGTTCAGGTAGGTCATATATGTCTGGGGCAGCCTGTGCCATTTGCATAACAGTCTGATACTGCACAACGCGTTGTGCCATCGTACTGCTATTGGGATCACTGACAGGAATTACTTCCACCGTGGCGTAGTCGTTCTGACGAGCGCGTTGCTCACCACGGTCAGGCATGTACGTATACTCTACGGGTGCGTACTCAGACATAATTGCCCGAAGCAGTTTAAATTCCTGCTTCATCGCGTAGTGGACACGGGATTGCACCGCAGCCATAGGCTTGAGAGTACGCTCTAATAGCGCAAGAGTGGTTCCAACAGGTGCGTTTGCACTCATATCGGAGATATTCATGTCTGATATAGCCCCTAAACGGCGGCCTTCTTCAGTAATCTTGTCCAATAGAGCCAATAGTGTCTGACTAGGCTCTTTATAGGGTAATGGTAGGATATTCTCGCGTATTGACCCGCTAGGTACGTCCACGTCACGGAATTCGCCCGGCCCGATGGGGGTATCGTCCCCTTTTACCCGCAATCCGCGTGATTTTAAGCCACCGGGTAGGTTAGAAAGGGTGCCTGCGTCAACTAATTGACGGATTATGGAGGTTCCTGCGCGTGCATAGCCTCCAATAATGTGAATTAAACCAAGACCATAGAAGCCAAAGCCCGGAACATACACATAATGGACAAAATGTTGACGTTTAAGCTTCAACGGATCGTCAGGGTTCCAATTTCTACGTACTGCCAGCACTGTTCCAGTGCCTTGTTCTATAGTTACCACGTAAGGCAGGGCAATTTGTAGAGCTTCCCCCTCTTTTCTGTCCTCTCCACGGGCTAATCCCATACCACGGGGGCGTTCCCGCTCCGGCTGGTCTAGCTCATCAAGGATTAAATCGGCGTGAACCTCGTATAAGGTATAGCGGTTATCATCCGTTATGGAAAAACCGCTCTCCCTAGCCTTCTGTTCTTCAATATCGGTAGTAAAACTAACTGGCTCACCTAGCTCTACGTTCCTGTAGAACCCTGCGTCTTGCAGTTTGGTCACATCATTCTTAGTTTTACGCATTATGTGCGTAACACGCTCTGCGGTTTCTAAGTTAGATGCCCCGTAAGGTACAACCATGTCCTCGGCGGGTATGTATAGAGCTACCTGACGGTCTAAATTAGGGTCGAAGTACACTTTTTTAAAGGCTGAACCGGCTAATCCTAAGCTATAGAGCATGCGCTCGTGCTCAGGCCGGTACTCTGACATCACGTCTGTCAGCTCGTAGTTCATGTCTGTTTGAACACGCAAGGCTGCGTCTTCTTTTTCCCGCGTTATCTCGCCTAGAATCTGTGTTTTAACGGGGCCAGCCGCTGGGAACGTCTCGCTCATGGCTTCAGCTTGGAAACGAATGGCTGCTTCTGCTAGAACCGTGCTATATACACCACAAGCATCTTGCCAAGGCTCAGTACGGTTCTCATAGTTAAACCCCAGTACCTGCATACCTTTGACGTAGGTGTCCGTCCATTCCCTACGGCTCTGGGTATCTGCTTCTACTTCAGCAACTAGCTCTGAGGACAACTCAGTGAGCTGGCCGTCATCCATGTACTCTGCAAGGTTGGCATCGAACGGCGCATTTTCAATGTCGTCATCCACTCGGTCAGACACTAGCGTTATCTCAACACTGCCGTCTTCCATCATGTTTATATCAGGCGCTTCAATCTCAATCTCCAGAGCTTCCTCTAACCCAACTCCTTCGGTGCCTTCCGGCATGCTGTATAAACTACGCTCGATTGCCATTACTTAATCCTCAATTGCGGCCCATTTGTCAAGAGGGCACCGTTGCCCCATTATCCATACTTTAGCTGGCATAAAACACCCGCACTCTTTACAAACTTGCAACGCTTTGATAAGCCGAGGGCATTCATTACAAGTAGCTAGTCTATCTACGACTGCTTGTTGACTAGCACCTATTTTGACCTCCACTTAATAGTACCCTCCACCACGATACCCTTTAAAGAATTTCTGATCTTCCGGCTCGTCTGTGGGGAGAGTTATAAACCCCCCTTGCCTAAACCGCATAAGGGCCATAACTGTGGAGTCAACTAAGTCATCATGGGACATAAAAGGAAACCCCGCAACTTCTTCAACTAGCTCTTCAGCCCACCGTGTTTGAGGAACCCACACCAAACCAGAACTTATAATATCCGCTACAGAATTCAAACGTGCTGTCTTATCCCCACTACCTCGGTGCGGAGTATACTCTTGCACCATCATCCCTGTCCTACGCAATTCTTGGTAGAGTGGTGTTCCGTTACTTTTCTTCTCCACAATAAACGCATCGGGCTGCCACTCGTCATATTCTTGTTGGGCTAGCTTCTTAAGTTCTGGGAACTCCACACGTTTCTTAATCGAGTTAAGAAGGATAATACAGTAACAGTTCTCTTCCTCGTTTTTAAATACTCCCCATGTGGTTAGGGCTGTATAGTCTGCACGGTTATGAGATTCAGCCGCCGCATCAAGTGACATGATCAAGTACTCACATTCAGGAGGTTTCTCTTTAGTCCACTCTTGCCACCACTCTCGCTTTACTATTGCTGCTTCTTCAGCGGTAGGGTTCTGTTGATACTGTGCGTTCCATTGGAACAACGGCATTGAGGCTTTGGTCTGTTGTAGCGCACGTAGGTTAAAAAACTCAGGCCATAGTGGTTTTTCTACAATCCCCGTTGGGTTCTCTTCTGTTTTGTCCTCAGTCGCTACTTCCAGCAGCGCTGGAAACTCTACAATGTTGTATTGGTCTGCTTGATCATTCTGCGACATGTCCCGAACTACTCGTCCGGTCAAGTCATCCATGTGCCACCGTGTCTGTACAATAGCCACTCGGCCACCGGGCATCAGTCGTGTACGCGCCCCGAACGTAAACCATTCGTAAGCTTTATCAAAAACGTCAAAGTTCCCACTAAGCACGTCTTGTTCTGAATGGGGGTCGTCCACCAACAGTAAGTGGGCACCACGACCCGCGATAGAAGAACCTATTCCACAAGCGTAGTACTCCCCGCCCATGTTTGTATTCCACCGTCCCGCCGACTTACTGTCGATAGCGAGGGCCACATTAGGGAAAACAGACTTGTAGTTGTTCGTCCCAATCAAGTTTCGTACCTTACGCCCAAAGTCTACCGCTAGGTCTGTGGTATGAGACACCATCATTACTTTCTTATCTGGGTTTCTACCCAAAAACCATGCGGGGAAGTATATGGAAACTAACTGGGATTTGCCGTGACGGGGAGGTATATTGACGCAAACCCTGTCTTTCCCTGTCTCCGATATTTCTTCCCCGCTCTGGTCGTACTCTTTGCCCTGCTCAATCTCCATCAGGAGGTCAGCAAGAATTCTGTGGTGCTTACCTACTATATAGTCTGGTTGCATGAGTTTACAAAACTCAATCAAATCTCTATGAGCGGCTTCAGCGCGTTGGCGTGTCGTTAGCTCATCTACTATCTTATAGACTTCTTCCTGCTCTTCAGCGGAGTAGCTATCCAGATTTTTAAGTAGTAAGTCGATCTCCTCAGCAGAAAAGTCCGCAGGAGGTGGGCGCACATTCAAATCAGTGTCGATAGCAGAGCTAGGCATCTGCTACTTCGTAGACCCCATCCGCGTTCTGTTTCAGAACTTCTAGCTTCTTTCTCAGCTTTTCACGTAGCTCATCGGCATTCTGGTGGGTCACGGTGATTTCTTTGCGTTCTGTAAATAGCCCTACGTCTGTCATCTTCCCCAGACTAATTAGTGCCTGCATACGAATTCGGGCTTCGGGGTTTTCAGTCTCTAGGATAAGTTTGTTAACCACAGTGTTGCGTATCTCTGCCGCGTGGGTAGCGATGAGCTGTCCGAACTCTTTAAGAATGGCATCGGTCTGTACTAG